CCGATGATCCACGCCACCGCCTGCACGTTGTCGGCTGTCGAGCCGGGCGGGGCGAGTCGGGGCAGGCCGGCGCGCATCAGTTGTTGAGTCCCCAGATCAGGTCGATCAGGTCCCACGTCCCGTTGGCCTCGGAACAGGTGTAGGACCCGCTCAGGCCGAAGAACACGCGGGTGTTGTAGACGCCTTGCGCACAGGGCGAGTACGTCCACGGGCCCCAGTTCGCGGCCGGGCGAAGAGAGGTGTAGGTGCAGTAGGCGTAGAGCACCCATCGCAGGTAGGCGATGGCGTAGCCGGTGGCGTTGTTCCCGCCCGACATGCTGCCCGAGAGTGACGTCTTGGTGATGAACGGCAGTTCCTCAACCACGCCGTTGTGCGGGTTGAAGGCGGCGGTGATGCCCTGCGTGCGGTGCGCCCGCGCCCGGCTGATTGCCGCCGCGCGGGCCTCGGGCGACATGGCGCGCACTTCGGTGCGCAGGTCGTTGAGCGCCCACCACGTGAGCGGGTAGCGGAGCAGGTAGCGAAGGCGGCGCATCATGCCACCACCCGGAAGAACTCGTCGCCGGTCCAGTTGTGGCCGGGGTCGCCCGTGGGCACCGGGCCCACCAGGGTGGACAGGCGCAGGTCGTTGACGCCGAGGCGACGGGTCGGGACGCCAGCACCTCGAGCCAGCCCCAACCGGGCCTGCACGTCGGGGTCGCTGCCAGGCCCGGACCACTCCATTTCGTAGATCAGGCCGCGGTCCTCCTTCGCCAGGAATACGGCCGTGGGCGGGCCGTCGATCTCGATGAGCACCAGGCGCATCGTGTCCTCCGTTTCGGGGTCGGGGTCGGTTGTGCTCCAGAAGCGCACCGGGCGCAAGCAGACGTTGGGGTCCAGCTGGCCGGCGGGGGTGTCCTCGGGGAGGTACTGGCGCATGTGTGCGGCCGGGTGGACGCGCAGCGGTGTCGCCTTCGAGGCTTGCGGGTGGCGGGACCACCAGCGAGCATTCGCCTGCCAGTTGCACGCCGACCATGCGCGGACGGCCTCGATCACATCGAAGTCGCCGTACACACCGGCCGGCCGGCCGACAGCGTCACGGAACCCCTCGAGGTAGGCGACCACCTGGCGCAGGTTCGCCGCCGTGACATCGATGTCGACCGCGGCGAGCACCGCGATGTTGCGGGGGCAGCCGAGACGGTCGAGATCGACCGCCGCGCGCCACCCGTCCTGCCGGCCGCCAGCCGCACCGGACAACGGCCGGGAAGCCGTGGTCTCCCACACGCACATCAGGCCGAGGCCGGCGGCGTGGATCGCGTCCCGCTCGCGAGGGGTGAGGACCTTCCAATGGTTCGGGCTGCCGTTGATGTAGCGAACGACGGCCCGGTAGCCGAGGGCGGCCACCTTGCGCGGGTCGAGCGGGGCGGCGTAGTCGGCCGCGCGTTCCTGCGGGTTGACGATCATGCTGCGGCCCTCCTCCGAATTGGGGTGCGGGGGAACCGGGATGGGCGCAGCGGCCTGCAGTTCCCCGCCGCCCTGCCTGCGTGAAAGTCCAGCAGCGCCGCCGCGATGCGGCGGCCAACCGCCATCGGGTCGTCCGCCACGTTCGTGCGGACGGCGATCTCGTTCTCGTCCGGCGTCATGCGCTCTGCCGCCACATCTGCCACTGGCTTGGGTTGACGTTGATCGCAGCACCCGAGCCCTGCGAAAGGGTGATCTGCAGCGTGTCGCCAGCGTTCAGCGCCAACAGCCCGATGGGCAGGCAGCACACGAGCAACTGTGTCGCCGCTGTCACCGGCACACGCCACCCAACCGCCCCATTGACCAGAAGCGTGATACACGAGATTGCGCCGGGGCTGCTCGCCCAGGTGCATTGGAACATCCCCGAGTACAGGCCGCCGCGGGCGGTCGGGATCGTGACCGTCGTCCCCGGTGCGGCGATGAACCCGTCCGTGTCCGTCACCTCGGTGGCGAACGTCAGCGCCGTATGGGTGCCGGTGCCGTTGGGGATGGAACGGTTCGTCGCGTCCGTGAGGCTGAACCCGACCCGGCCCGCGGCTTCAAACGCCGGGCCAGGCACGAGCGCCGTCCCGGTGTCGAACAGGATGCGCCCCACCGTCGTGTCGGTGAACAGGCGGCCATCGGTCGCCGCCGTAGGCAGGGACGTGGTGGCGAGCGCCGACACAACCTGCTTGCGGACGTTCGTCTCCAGCCATGTCGCGTCGGGGTTCGTGGGCCATGTGTTATCGGGCATCGCGTCCTCTCAGTAGGGGATGGTCACCCAGCCGTTGCCGATCAGTCCGAGGACGGCATCCCCAACCGTCCAGTGGCCTGCCTCGGCGGCGGTGGGCGGGGCTTCGGCCAGTTGGATCGTGGTCGTCCATGTGCCGGTGCGGCTGATCCGGTGCGTCATCTGCTCCACCGTGACGGCGGCTGTGATCGGCTCGCCCGTGGCGGGGGTGCGGACAACCGTCACCCGGTCCCCGATCACGCGGGTCATCACCTGCGTCCACACGTCGGTATTGCCGAGCGGGTTGAGCTCCAGCGCCGTGACCCGCACCTTCGGCCAGGCGCGCAGGCCGGTGATGTGGCGGGCGAGCGCTTGCGCCTCGGATGACGATTGCGCCGACGAGGCGAACGACGTTGGCCGTGCCCCGTAGGCCCGGATCGACGCGTCGTCCTGCCAACGCCCGGACGCGCCGGACGGCAGGGTGACGGTGCAGTCGTTGATGATGTCGGTGCGGTCGGCGGGCGAGATCGTGATCCCCGAGTAGGGCGCTTGGCCCGTGTCGTCCCCGAAGGTGGCCTGGCTGGTGGTGGTGGTCGTGTCGGTGCGCGTCCACGTCCTCGAGCGGAAGGTCAACAGCCCGTCGCGCGACACGTAGATACGGCCCTGTTCTGCGGTGCCAACCTGGCGCACCAGTTCGCCCCACGACACGCCAAGGGCGGTCGGGCCAAGGGTGGTGGTGGTGGGGCTGGGGAAGTCCACAAGGGCCGGGGTCAGCCCGATCATGCCGACCAGTGACATGAGGTTCGCCAACCGGGCGACCGTGGTGTCACCCGCGCCGCCTGATTGCGTCATCGAGGACCCGGCAGACAGGCCGCTCCCGCAGTAGATGTCGCTGATGGTGGCACCGATGCCGACGACATGGAGGGCGTTGGCGATGGACACGGCGGTCGTGGTCGCCCCGGTCAACTCCACCGGGATGCCGTTGACGGACACGCTGAAGAACGCGCCCACATACCCCAACTCGATGGTGTACCGGCCGGCGTCCAGACGGGTTGCCATCACCTGCGCCGACGCCGCCCCAGGGGCCTGCACGTACCACACGCCACCGATGCCGAAGCACACGGCAGCCGTGTTCGTGCCGTCCGACACGACGACACGGAACACATCGGACGGCGAAGTGGTCGCCACCTCGAACCGCAGTTGGCACGCGGTGCCAAGGTCAACGCCGATCTCGCCGGGCGCAATGAGCCGCACCGTCGAGTTGAGTGCCGAGGTCGTCAACCCTGGCGCGCCCGTCTGCGTGGGCAGGCCAGCAGTGCGGGCGCCGGTCCATGTGGCATTGAGCGCCCCGAGCGAGTCCATGGCGTCGAACGTGTTCAACGGCTCATGCAGACCCCAGAAGTGACCCTCCGCCAGCCCGTAGACGTCGAACTCTGCCGGCGAGCCGGGGGCCATCATGTCCTGCAGCCAGCCAAGCGAGTCGGTCGCCTCGATCATCACCGTGGCGTCAAGCCCGTACATCGGGTACGCCTGCGGCGTGCGGCGCACGTAGCCGTACCACATCGGGTAGTCGGTAGCGGAACGGGTCGCCGTCACCCGGATCGGGGTCCCTGCGCCAAGGCGGCCGTAGTAGGTGCCTTGCGCTGTGACCGTGTTCGCCGTACCGACTTTCGTCCACGTCTCACCCGTCACCGACGACACCCACGACGTGGCCGCATCGCTGGCCGCATCCTTCGGCCACCACACGACACCGCTGCCCAAGTCCGACGACGCCTGCACGTAGTACAGCGCGCCGCCAGCAGGGGCCGTGTTGTCGCCCGACAGGCCCACCATCACCGATTCCGTCGAGTTCCACAGCGTGTGAGTGACGCCGGTGTCGGTGACGCCTGCCGTGATCCAATCGTCGTCCGACTGGCAATCAGCGACCGCACGGGCCGGGGTGGTGCGCTTGCAGTAGTAGGACGTCTCGCCCGTAACGTTGCTCCACACGACACGGCAGGCCATCGGTTGCCCGTTCACGGCCGACACCTGAATACCGCCGTCCCGTGACGTCACCGCCGTGCCGTTGGTGGAGGTCGTCAACTGGAGATAGCCGGCCGTGGTGACCACCACACGCCATGAGCGTTGCCCGGCCGCCCCGTACTGGCCGATGATGGTGTCCGCCCCCGCTGGCGTCCAGTCGGTCGGCGCGTAGGCGAACCGGACGTCGAGCGCGCCCGCGCCCGCAAAGTCGGCGCTATCGGGACACGTCCACGAGTTCGACACTGCCCCGTTGAACGTGACATAGGCAGGGCCGTAGGCGCCGTCGAAGGTGCGGGCGGTGTTGTCCACCACCACTTGCAGCGACCCCGGCTGCGACTGGTCGATGTTCGACGTGCGCCCCGAGGTCGCCATGATCAGGATGTCCCGGACGTACTCGGTGATGTCCACCCACGTGGGCGAATCTGACCACAGCCCGTCGTCGGGGGCGATCTCCACCGTCACCGACGTGCCATCGAAATCCCAACCCACTAACGCCCCCTCGCCCAGTCGGCGGTACCGCCGTCGTTCCACCACGCTTGCAGCGCGTTCGCGATCTCTTGCCCGACCTGCGCGCCCGTCACCACGCCGTTCACCGTCACCGACACGTTCAGGCTGGAGCCGCCGCGGGTCATCCCGTCCAGGCCTTCCACCTGCGCGCCGCCGTTGGTGGACTTCTTGGGCCCACCGCCAGAGAACCCGGCGTAGAACGTCGCCTCGCGCGCCCTGGCGAGAATCCCCAACTGCGCCTCGACCTGAGCGACGGAACCGGCGTCGATCTGCGCCAACATCGCCGTCACCCTGGACTCTGGCAGCTTGAGCACGTTCGTCGCGTACTCCGCCACCTCGCGCTTCAGGTCGTTCAAGGACCGTGCCGCGTCACGCTGCGCGGCCTCGGCATCCTCGGCACCGTTGGCCGTTTCTTCCCACGCCCGCGCCGACGCCTCCGCCACCTCATCGAACTGGTCCGCCAGGTCGAGCGCGGCGTCCTCGGCGTCCAGTTCCTTGAGGATGCGCTCAAGCTCGGTGAGCGCTTCCGTCACCCCCCAGAACGACTTCGCGGCGGCGTCGCCAACGGTCTTGGCGCCCTTGAGCCCGTCGGCCGCGTCCGATGCGGCGTTGCCGACTTCCTTGAGCGCCGGTGCCGTCGCCTTCAAGAGGTTGAGCGCCTGCTCCTCGGTGTACCCCTGCGCCTGCAGGTACTTCACGGCATCGCCGGAGTTGCGAGCCGCTTCCGCGAGCTCGTTCACCATGTCGGTAAGGCTGCCGACGTCCTCCACCGATGACGGCGGGATGACCGAATCAATCAGCCCTAGTTGGTTCGCCTTCTCAACAACCTTGGCAATGCCCTCGATGAGCGGGGCGAGCCCGGATGCCGCTTCACCGGCCGCCAGGGTGAACTCGTTGAGGGCGTCGGTCAGCTTGTCCTGAGCGAGGCGCATCCGCTCGGACTTCTTCGCCTCTTTGTCGGTGATGACCTGCCCATCTTCGACTGACGCCAGCATCTTCTCGTACTCGGCGCGGGTGTGCCCGAGCAGGGGGGCAACGGACCCCCACCCCTTGCCGAGCAACTCCGCGCCAATGCGGGCGCGTTCCGTCTCGTTCGTCGTTTCCGACATCATCACGAGAACGTCCGTCATGATGTCGTTCGCGTCGCGCGCCTGGCCTGCAGCGTCACGGGTGGCAATCCCGTACTTGGACCACTTCTCCGCGTCCAAGTCCTTGGCGATCTTCCCGACCGCCCCCGCCAACTGGTCGGCGGTGACCCCGAAGTCGTCACCTACAGCAATCCACCGGGACGCCTGCTCCACCGACAGGCCCGTAGCCGCCGCCAGGTCAAGCGCCGCCTTCGCCGTCGAGGTGAAGGCGTCAACAGCCTTGACCCCGAAGGCGACCAGGGCCGTGCCGGCAGTCATCGCCAACGCCCCGGCGTTCGCGGAAATGGACTCCTTGGCCCGACCGAACCCGGCCGACAACTTGCCCGTGATGCCGTTCGCTGCGGCGATCTCGGCACGGAACGACTTGAGAGACGTACTTGCCTTGTCCGCCATCACGTCGATGTAGACGGCAATGCGCTCCGTAAACCCGGACATCAGAACACCTCCCGCAACGCCTTCGACACTTCAGCGCGCACCCGGTCGGGGGTGCGGCGGGCGATCACAACGGACGCCTTGCGGAACGAGTGCTTCCCCTGCGTCGGGCCGATCAGGAGCGGCCGATCCGACGAGTACGACCGCGGGCCCCAAGGGGTGCCGTAGGTGGCAACCCGCCGCCGACGCTTGGCCCCTGCCGCCTTCGGTGCGCGGGTCGCCTTGCGGCCATCCTCCAGCACCGACCACGGGCCAGCAGGGCGCGGCTTGAGCACCACCACGTTGTCCGCGCGGATCGTGAACCCCGACGCGAACTTGACCGGCTTGCGGGCAGCGCCCCGGTACGTGAACCCGGACATGAACTCGTCCCCGCCGAGATCGCCCCGGACCGCATCGGACACGTCCCGCTTTGCCGCGACGCCGACCCGCGACGCCAAGCGTCGCTGCGCCTCGGGCGACAGAAGGCGGGCGTTCAGCCGGTCCAGCTTGGTGGCGAACTCGGCAAACGTCGCCACGTCAGGGGGTGATGTCGCGGGTGATGCTGCCCGACGTGGGCCACGACAGGGACTTGGTAGCCAGTTCACCAACTGCGCCGCCAATGGCGTGCGAGGTGACCAGCACGTTGCCCTGGTACTCGGGGTTCGATGCGCTGATGGACCCGGACGTCGCCTTGATCGTGAACGTCACCACGGTGCCGAGCAGCGCCCACAGTTCCTCGTCCACGTCGTTGTCCGCAACGTCGTCCATGAACTCCAGCGCCAACGTGCCCGACTTGAGCCCGCCGACGACCTCGGTCCAACCGCCCGACGCAAAGTCGGTGGTGTCCAGCTGGGCAGCGTCCACGGTGAGCGTGGCCGACTTGAGGTGGTCCGAGTAGTCCACCGAGTTGACGGTGACCACCTGAGACGTGAGGGCGTAGACAGCCATGGGGTGTACTCCTTGGGGGTGAGGGGGTCAGAGAATGCCGAGGACGACGGCGAACAGGAAGGACGGGCCCGTGCCCGAGATCGTCCACGTCACGCGCCACCAGTCATCCGTGATCGCTCCCGCGACGGACGACCACTCGTAGTCGCCCGTGGCGTCGGCGGCGGCGAACGTGATCCGGTCCGTGGCGCTGGTCATGCCCGAGTTGTCATCGGACTGCACCTTCACCGTCAGCGACGGCGTGGTGCCGCTTGCCGACAGGACGTGGAGCGCCGCATACATCGACTTCCCAGACGTCACAGCGCCCAACTGGCGGGCCGTGCCCGTGCCCGAGGTCGTGCGCGCCGTCGTGGACGGGTGCATCAGCAGCCCGCGCACGATGCCGCCACTGTTCTTGCCGGTGATCCGACCCATAGCCAACTCGCCTGCCGCGCCGTCGAACGGCACGTAACTGGCGGCCATGCCCTTCATGGTGTAGGCGAGCGACCCGTCAGCGGACGGCGCAATGAACGACTTCGGCACGTTCGCCGCGCCGAGCATCGCCCATAGCTGTTGGTCCACGCCATCGGTGGCCCGGTCCTGCATGAACTCCGCGGACAACTCACCCGACTTGTTCCCGCCGATCAGGGTCGTCCACCCGCTCGACTGGTAGTTGGTCGTGTCCAGCGGGGCCACCTCGGTGGCAAGCGCGACGTTCTTGCCGTGCCCGGCCAGCTCGAGGCCGCCCACAAGAATGGACAGGTCAGTCCATGACTGGATCGCCACTAGCGGCCTCCTTGGCTCCGAACTTGCGGGTTGCGGGCTTCTTCGCCGGCTTCGGGGTGGGCGTCTCGTCCACGGGGGCGAACTGCTCGCCCTGCGCGTACGGCGAATCGTCGTCCCACAGCGACCCGGCCGGCACGTGGCCGAAGCCCGGCGCGTCGTGCGCCTCGATACAGACCTTCATCACGTCCCCTTCATGCGCGCCAGCGACGCGCGGAATCGCACCGAATACCAGGACTGCACGCCTTCCCCGGCGTTCACCAGCTCGGGGCCGTTGGCCGACACAAGCACGAACGCCCAGCCGCTCACGCCGGACAAGGCGTAGTTGTCGGAGGCCACGGCGTCGAACAGCGAACCCGTAGTGCCGACCCCGAGCACGCCGTCACATTCCTTGAGTGAGTCAATGTCCCGGTCCGACCCGCACGGCGACCGGAACTCCAACTCCAACTCAAGGCCGGCGACACCAACACTGGAGAACGTCTGGTGATATGCCACGGCTTCGGGCGTTAGGTCGATGATGACGCACCGCCCGATGGGCGCTACCGGGGGGTAGTCGTACACGTTGCACGAGAACCCGGCCGTTGTGTAGGCGGCGGCAATCTTGGTCTTGAGCGCCGAGCGAAGCGCCCCGATGTCGAAACTCACGCGATGCCCCACGACTCGGAACGGCGCAACCGCGAGAGCAGCTTGGCGACCATCGGGTTTTCCTTGACCCGGATGCCGGCGTACTCGGTGAACCCAAGGACGCCGTTGCGGATGTCCTTCTGCTCAAGGATGTCGGCGGCAAGAACCTTGACAGCCTCCGTGTAGCGGTCCGGGAGCGCCGACCATCCCCAGGTGGCAGTGACGGACACGACGGCGCGCTGGCCGTCGGCGGTCCAGCGGTTGCCGTACAGCATCCGCACCCGCGTGCAGGGCGAGTAGTCGCCCGCGGCCGTGAGGTTGTTCAGCGGCTCCAACTGGGTTGCCGACACGGCCGCACCGTCGAGGGTGATGGAAGAAACGGCGGTGCAGTCGTGGATCACCAGCAGGTCCGAACCGTCCGGCACATACACACGCGCCGAACTCCCCGACGCCACAACCATGACGCGGCCAAGGTCATCGTTGATGACTTCCTCGGCGGCGTCGATGGCGGCCTGCACCACCGCGTCCGCTGGATCGGTTGCGTTGCCCTTCCACGCCCGGAAGGTCGCCACGGACAGATTGCTCACAGCGGGGCCTCCCTTGGTGTGGTGCGGTAGAACTCTTCGTCAAGGAACACGAACCCCTTGTCGTGGGTCGTCTTGACGGAAGTGTCCACGTGGGTTGCAACGCCAATGCCGGCAGCTCGCACGCAGAAGGACAGGTCCTCAGAGAACACTGCGCCCTTGGGGTGCGAGATCGTGTCAAACCACACGTCGCCGTACCGGTCGCGAATGCGCTCCAGTACCGTCCGGTGGATCAGCACGCACGCCCCGCCAGTCGCCGCAACCGGCACCACTGCATCCGTCGGGTAGTCCATCATCGGCACGAACCCAATGCGGTCGTCGTCCTCGTAGAACGAGTAGAGCGTCGGCACTGCCCGATAGCGGACGCCGTAGTGGGCCGCCTTGCCCGCCGTCTTGCAGGCGAAGCACAGCGCCCCGATGACCGGGCGTTCCGTGGAGTCGGCCGCCGCGAGAAGCCGTTCGAGGGTGTCGGGCTCGAACCCCATGTCGCTGTCCACCATGAACAGCCACTCGGCCTCGGACTCGTCGCACATCACCTTGGCGAGTTGGTTGCGGCCGGAGACGATGCCCCCAGAGCCGACCTGCTTGCCTAACTGCCCGTGGGCGTGCGACACGATGCGCTGCGCGCCCGCAGCGTCGAAGAACAGCAGGTCCTTTAGCGACTCAGCGAAGCACGCGGCGTAGTGGCCGGGGTGCAGGAACCCAACCGATACGGCGCCGGGGATCACTGGCGGCGGGTCTTGCGCTCTTCGCCGGGGGCGGCGGTCGCCTGCTCCACGGGAGCGGAACCGCTGGCCCGCTTGGGCTGCGGCTGATCGGCAGTGAACGCCCATGCGTGTTCGCGCACAATGGGCGACTCCGAATCGTGCGCAGTGCCGGGGACAAGAGGAACGTAACTCCGAAGCGCCTGCACATACACGGCGTCTCTGGCGTTGGGGATGACGTAGACGATGCCCATGCGGGCCTCCTCGATTTGCAGGGTGGGGGCAGGGTGCCTAGCCGCCACCCCCCTGCCAGAAGGGGCGGCTAGGCGTTTCGCTTCAGGTACTCAGCAGCAGCGACGAGGCTGGAGGGGGCATCTCGGAAGTGGCCCAGTCCCGCCATCTTGAGTAGTGGCGGCTGCACCAGCCCCGAGCGAACACGGGGCTGGTGCATCCACCGATTGAGCATGTCGCGTCCATGCCGTCATCCTAGCAGATTGTCTTATCCGCTAGGACTAGTGCTAGGCGCTCGTGCGGTCCTGGAGCAGCCGGAACGCCAGGTCGTTCACGCTGTCCGCGCCGGAGCGGAACCGCATGTACCAGCCGGACCGGCCGTCCGGGAGGTTGTTCGCGGTGTTGAACAGCACCGGGATGTACTGGATGGACGTCGAGCCCGGCTTGTCCACGATCACGTAGTTGGAGAAGTCGCCCAAGACGATCTCGTTGTCCCGCACCGTGGTGGTCTGCGTCTCCGGGGCATCGTCCGTCTCCACCACCGGCCGGCCAAGCAGCAGGTCGGTGTTCGACTGGGTGATGTCCGTGGAATAGCTGGCACTCAGCGCAGTGCCGAGCGTCTTGATGGCGTCCGCGTACACCGGGTTCATCAGCCATGTGGAGCGGTTGCGGAACCGCTGGCCGAGGCTGCGGCGCATCCCCTGGAGGTCCACGAGGCCGATGGTTGCGGCAGTCGTGGAGGTGATCTCCACGTTCGTGTTCGCGTCCAGGGCGGTGAAGATGCCGGTGGGCTGACCGGAGCCGGTGCCGGTGGCGTGCGACCCCGCCTCGAGGCGGTCGCGGCCGTCACCGAACAGCATCAGCGCGTCGCTGGTGAGCCCTTCGATGTCCTCGAACGCCTGCATCGACGCCTGGATGAACCCCTGACCGGTGTAGGTCGGGATGCCGGGACCGTCGTAGGTGGGGCTGTCGTCCGACACTTCGGCCAGTTCGGCGTCCCACGAGAACGTGGAACCCGCAGTGCTGACGCCATGCCAGGTGTTCTCTCGGGCCAGCGTCACCACGCGGGCGAGCGCCCGAATGGAGTTGCTCGTGCCGTCGTTGGTGAGGATGAGCGTCGGGTCCAGGTGCGTCGGCACCAGGTAGCCGCCCTGGGTGTTGGTGCCCACGGCGATGGCGGCGCGCTCTTCGGCCGACAGGAACATCTCGCGGCCGGTCATCAGCTTGACAAACGCCGAGCGGTAGACGTCGGTGGAGCGGGCAGCGATGTTGCGGACCCACTCCACGTCCTGTCGGTGGCGACGCACCAGCTTGACGGCGTAGGTCGGGTCGATGTCGGCCGCTTCCGCGTTGCGGCGGATCAGGTCCGACATCTGGCCGATGTTCATGCGTGCCACGTCGTCCACGCGGGCGGGCTCGGTCGGCTTGATGAACTGCGGGCCCTTCGGCACGGCCGAACGGGCGGCGTCGAGGTTCTCCAGCTTCTCCAGCTTGGCGACCTTCTCGGCGCGCTCTGCGGGGATGGCGGCGGCGCGCTCCGCGATGGCGGACACGCGGGCGTCCTCGTCGGCGGTGAGTGCCGAGCGCTGCTCACCTTCGGCGGTCTGGCCGATGGTGGAGAGTTCGGCCTTGAGAGCGTCGCGCTCCTCGTCCAGCGCTGCGATGGCGGCGCGCAGAATGTCAATGGGGTTCATTGGGGGTGTCCTTTCGGAAACGGGGTCAGATGAGCGCTGCCAGCGCGGTGACTTCCGCGAGGCTGCGCGTGCGCTCCGAACCGCCGCTGGCGGGGACGTTGCGGGATTCGCCGGTCTGGCCGATGGCCGTGACCGTGGCGAGGGTGTGTTCCGCGACCTTGAGCCCGGCGCGCTCGGTGAAGCGGGCCAGGAACACGGGATCGTGGAGGAGACGGTCGAAGAAGGCATCGCTGCCGGAGCGAACCCCGGCCGTGGCTTCCTCGTAGGCGGGGAAGGTGACGGGCCCAAACTCGTACAGGTCCACGTCGGTGATGGTGCGCTCAGGCAGCTTGTCCGGGTTGTGGTCGGTGGCCTTCTTCGGCTCAACCCACTGCTCGCCGGTCACCCGGAACCGGAACGACGCGCCCAACTGCTTGGCCCGCAGTGCCGGTAGAAGTTCGTTCACGTAGGCGGTGTCGAACAGTTCCGACTCGTAGTAGGCGCCCACGCCCTTGTCGGAACGCAACACGTCGGGCGCGCCAAGTGGCTTGTTGCCGATGGACGGGTCACCGCCGTGGTCGTAGAGCACGCGAATCTTGTCGGCGCGCTCCTTGAACGTGCGCACGAACGCCTTGTCCCCGACGCGCTCCAGGAAGGTGCCTTCCCAGTAGCTGTCGATCTTGGTCCAGCGGTCGAACACGGCAAAGTGCCCGAACAGGGTGCGCCCGTCCGTGGCCCCGGCGTCGGCGCGCAGTTCGGCGGCCCCAGTGTCATAGCGGGCGCGTACGAGGTTGTCAGTGGGGGCAGCCATGTGGGCCTCCTAGGCGGCGAGTAGCAAGGTGGCGACCAACGCCAACAGGTCGTCATCGGTCAAGTCATCGCTTGCGCGGTTCGGGCGTTGCCGCCAGAACAGGGGCGGGGGTGTCTCGGTGGGCGGCTCGGGGGGCGCTACCGCCGTGAGGGCGAGCAGCAGCGACACGGGTCACTCCCAGCCGTAGTCGAACGTCACGTGAGCGTGGATCGTCTGCGATGCCGTCGCCGTGCCGACAAGGAACTTGGCGGCCACGGCAATGAACTCGCCGGGGTTGACGTAGATCGGCCGCGAGAACGCCATGTAAACGTCACCGTTCTGCGGGGTCGCGCCGACGGCCGCACCAACGGGCCAGTACTGGATGCCGAGCGCCTCGCGCCGGGGGGCCTTGG